GTCCAGTCATCATTAAAAGAAGAGTCAGACCTATTAGTTTTCTTCCTAGCTTTAACATCAACACCAAATTTAAAATGATCTTGTCCCAAAAAGAAATCAATATGCTTATACATATTTTCTTCTCGGGTTGCCTTACTTACTATATAATTTTCTTTATTAGCTGCTTTCTCAAAGTCGCTCTCGCTTTGCTGTCCTACTTTAAAACTCTCATCTTTTCTTAGTGTGTTTGTAACCATGTGGTTCCTATTTTATGTTCACTGTCTAAGGGACAGTTTAGGTTTAAAGTTTTAGTAGTTTTTTTCATAGCGTATTTAGTAATCTCTGTAAATCTTTTTACGTCAGAGTTCTTTACTTCAAATTGATACTCATCATGAATACTCCCTACTAATTTAACATCAAGTCCTACCATGTATACTTCTGACATTATATGTACAAGCCATTGCTTACATATGATAGCTCCTGCTCCTTGAAGTAAAGTATTTAAAGCACTAAAACTATTTCTAATATAAAGAAGCCTACCATCAAGACCTTTTATTACACCACTCTCAGCAGCTTCGGTGACTTGGTTACGCAGGTTTTTAAAACGTGGCATGTTGTTGAGGAATCTATTTATAAGAACCTGTCCTTCCTTAGAAGACCCTCCAACTATACTACCTATCTTAGCTGGACCTGCACCATAACACAATGCATAGATAAATGTCTTTGCTTGAGACCTATCATTTAATCCAGCCATCTTCATATTAGCAGTATGTATATCACCATTAATAACTTCTTCAATAAAGTTACTGTCCTTCATGTAGGAAGCTAACACACGTAGCTCTAGTCCTGAAGCATCAGTACCTACTAACTTATGGGTGTGGGGATTACTAACAGTCCAAAGCTCACGACACTCAGTACCATAGGGAGAGTAAGAGGCTGGCACTTGAGCCATATTAGGGCTGTTGTGTGCCATTCTTCCTGTGATTGTTTTAAGTGTCATTACTTTTCCATGAACTCTGCCTTCATCCCCACACTTCTCTACCCAGGATCGGATTTGAGCTATACGTTTTTGCAATAACAAAAAGCGACTAAACATCTTAGCTTCTTTCATATCAATCCTAGATAAAACTTCTTCATTTACTATCACATTACCTTTTTCTGTATAGCTATCAGGTTCCCAACCTAGTTTTCGTAATACATTAGCTATCTGTTGCCGTGATCCTATGTTAAAAGGAATGTACTTTGTTTTCGTTTTTAACTCTACCTTGGTAGGAGGAACCATTTCTTGTGCTTCATCACTAAGGTTATTAGCTTCGTCTTCTAGTGTAGCTAAAAGCGTTTGTCCTTTACGCATGTCGAAAGCAAATCCATTACGTTCCTGCTGATCAATTATAGCACGTACTTTATACTCAAGCAACTTAGATTTAGTAGAAAACTTCTTACCTTCTTCTAATAAAACACTGTACATTTTAGATGTAATGTTCACGTCTTGTTTACAGTATTCTAACATTGCTGGAGTGTAGTGTTCAAAGCTATCAACATCTCCTTTAGGCATCTTTAATCTTTCGCCCCATGCTTTAAGAGAATGCCCATCACTTCTAATAGGATTATAAAGCTGAGACATTATCAGTGTGTCTTCTATCTTACTTAGTTTAATCTTCATACCTAGTAGTTTGTTTAACCAATAAGCATCAAAATTAATACCGTTATGCATAACAAGCTGATCGTATTTATCTGACCAAGGTATAAAGTTTTTACATTCTTCTCCTTGCCAAGAAGATACCTCATTAGTTTGTATATCTTTGGCCACAATACAATGTAACTTAGTAGCATCTAAGCTATCCGTTTCTATATCTACTATACATTTATTCATCTTCCACCACTTCAAAAGGATTATCAACCTGGGTTAATCTTCCAGTATCTTTATCATAGAAGAGATAACTAGCTACCCCTGTATCCCCAGTGTATCTATTTTTAAGCACACGTAGTACAGTTGTGTTAGCTTCTGTCTCATCACCTGCTTGCTGATTTCTCTCCAATCCAATAACTGAATCGCTGAGGTGAGCGATGCTGGCACTCCCTCTGAGATGAGACAAAGTAATTTCTTTCCCATTTTCGTGTCCATTATCACCTGAAGGTCTACGTAGATGAGATACCAAGAGTAATCCGCACCCTGTTTCTTCTACAAGACTACGTAGTTTAGTCATAAGAATATCAATAGACTTACGTTCATCACCAAAATCTTCTTGACCTGATACAAGGATAGACAAGTGATCCAAGATTATCCACTTACATTCCAAAGCCTTAGTCATGTATCGGATGCGGCTAAGAATTTCATCATTACTTATAGAACCAAAGTGATCAAAGGCAAAGAACCTTCCAGTGCCTACGGTATTTTTCTGAAACTTTTCTAAATCCTTACGAGAATACTGATCACGAACTTCTTTAATATACAATCGAGCATCAGCTTCCACTGACATAATGTTAAAGGCTGTGTTCCGAATGCTTTCTTCCATAGCTAAGATACCAATGTTATGCTTAGTACTTTTAAGTAAGTGATGCATCAGCTCCCGCATGACACTAGACTTACCCATGCCAGCACCACTAGTAAAGGTAACAAGTTCTCCAGTACGCATACCATACGTCTTATCATTGAGACCTTGCCAAGGATACAAGCACGTCTCGAAGAACGATTCATCATAGAGAGACTCTTGTAAAGAATCTAGATTAATAATCCCTGCTGGTGTGAAGGGCTTGGCATTCCACCATTCTTCTGTAAACTTCTGTCGCTTATTCATCTTGAGATATTCATTAGCATCCTTGTATTCAAGATGAATAACCTTACACTTATTAGGTTCAAAGAGTTGGGCTACTTTAGCCGCTGCCTCTATACCAGGGGCATCTGAATCAAAACACAACACCACATTATCAAAGCTATTAAGATATTCAAAAGATCGTTTACAATCTTGCAAGGCAGCTTGAGCGCCTGACTTAATAGAAACACAGGGCCACTTTGATCCCAGTAATTCATAAGCAGACATAGCATCTAACTCACCCTCACAAATAGTAACGTACTTACCTCGGGGAGTGAAGACATTTTGACCAAACAGAGATGCGCTTTGTATGTCACCTTCTGACCAATACTTTTTACCTTCTACTTGTTTAACTTTATTACCTGTAAACTCTCCCTTAGTATTAAAGTATTGATATATGTGATGTGTGATAGTGTTACCATTAGTTTTTACAAACGTATTATATTTTTTACAAGTCTCTACCTTAATCTTACGATCATCAATACCTCGTTGTTCGCCTACAGTGAAGCCTTCTTTTATATTCTGCATAGGTACAACCACTTGGTCAGTCCTTTCTTTGAAGTGTGTGTTACAAGAAAAACAATGAGAGTATCCTTCTGAATGAGTCACGTTAGCATCACTTGATCCACACTCAGGACACTCACCTCTATCTAACCACTTACCATCCATAATTATTTCCTAAAAATAGACTTACCAAAATAAGATACAAGTATTTTTCTAGTGTGTGTCTCTGTAAAAATACAATCATAAGGATAAATCCATACAATTTTATTAGAGTCGAACACACTTAGCAAGGCTCCTTTGTTTTTAAGGAATTTAAAATATACACTGTAGTTCAATGACTTACAAAGTATTATTTTATTTATTACATCTTCAATCAAAATCTTCAAGAGCCTTTGCGTATAAATTTTCTGCGAACTCTATCTTGTCACTCATTATTTCTTTAGTCTCTTGTCTTGCTAACTTCTTAGATTCTTTTACATCATAACCTTCTTGCTTATACTGTCGAGTAAGAGAACGAAACACTTGGCGTTCTTCTTTATCCCATAGATTCTTAGTCATCGTCCGTTCCTTTATCATTATCATTACTAGATAAGTCAGGGAAATAATCTTTTACAAAGTCTATTATCTCTGACTGTTCGTGAGGATCGTAACCTTGCTCAGTCATGAAACAGAACAATGTAAACACACAGTCTTCCCATTCTTCAGGTGATACTTCTATATAAACTGCATGTTTATCTTCTATTGCTTTTTTAATAGCAGTGAAATCAAAAACTTTACATATAGTTTCGTCAGTCATTTAATTTTAATTTCATTTGATTCTCATCTTCTACTTCAGCCCAAGTAGTTTTATCAGATAGATGTTTAATTCTTACGTGTGCTTTATTTAATTGTTCTTGTAAGTCTTTAACATTCTTATGTAGTATTACATTCTCTCTAGTTAAATCTTCTTCATAACCCATAACATATTCTCCATTATATAATATATCTTTTATCCGTCCCATGCTTACCTCTTTTAAATGGATAGTACCATGCTATTATTAGTTAGTCAATATAAAAAATATGTGTACCTATTTGTT